TATTTGATGGCGGCTCTGGTAACGTAGAGGCGTTTGGATACTACTACTTTGCAACTGACATTGACTTGGGCGCAATTTACATATCACGTTGCACAGCCTATGTTGAACACATACGCTTAGACTATGTTGTATTGTTTGATTCGGCTGAAGGCTTGTTTGATGCTCGGCAAGGCGACTTTGAAGGCGATGTAAACGCTTTTGATGATACAGACGTACAAATAGAGGCGAGGCATACTCAGGACAACCCAGGCGGCACGCCTACATGGTCGGCATGGCAATCGTTCGCAGTTACTGACATAAGGGCACGCGCCATTCAGTTTAGAGCCAAGTTAAGCACAACGGATGAGCAGGCCACACCCAAAGTTACTCAGCTGAGCGTTAACGTCGACATGCCTGACCGCACTGTATCGGGGAATGATATTGTTTCTGGTGCTGGCGCAAAGGTTGTAACGTTTGCACAAGGCTTTAGGGAAACACCGGCAATAGGCATTGGGGCACAGGATATGCAGACAGGCGACTACTACGAAATCACCTCAAAGTCTCGCACGGGGTTTACAATAACCTTTAAAAATTCATCTGGTACGGCTGTAAGCCGAAGTTTTGATTATGTAGCCAAAGGCTACGGAGTGGAGTTATAAGATGTCCCAACATGATATGAGTATTGCGAATCAGGGTTTTCCAGCTTTTCGCGCTGACTTAAACGACGCATTGCCAGCATTGGCAAGCAACAGCTCTGGCGCAACAGCGCCTAGCACTACCTTTGCAAATCAATTTTGGTATGACACTGCAAACAACACGCTAAAACAGAGAAATGAATTAAATACTGATTGGCTTGATATTTTTGAAATAAATCAGTCAACAGGAGTTTTAAATTTTTTATCCCCAGAAATTGGCGGGGCAACTGCAACAACTCAATCGTCTGACAATGATTCAACAAAGGTTGCGACAACTGCTTTTGTTAAATCTGTTGGCGCAGTCTCTTATGGATTGTTCCGCAAGGCCAACCCAGACACTGTAGCTTGGACAAAGACCGGCGCTGGCACAGCAACAACAGCGACAATTCTTTATGTAGAGGTCAATGGCGTGCTTCGCACAATTTCCAGCGGCACAAGCATTACTATGCCAACTTTTGCCGGTGGCACTGATTATGCAATTTGGTGTAAGCCTGACGGCACACTGGAGGCCACGAGCAACCACACCAGCCCACCTGTTTCCGATTCTCGCAAGGTAGGCGGCTTTCATTACGCCCCAGGCGGCAACGCCACAGGCACAAGCGGGGGAGATACAACACCTGCAATCAATGAATATTCCCTTTGGGATTTGAAGTGGCGTCCTGCCTGCCCAGACCCACGCGGCATGACGTTAGTGGGTGGCGGCTTTTGGTCTGACATCTACCTAACAGGCGTGGACGCTATCACCAACGGCTCAAGCAAATACAACGTCACTATGGCTGACGGCTTAAGCCCACCCAAAGTGCCCACGATGTTCGGCGGCAACGGCTCCACTACATACGGCTCTTACACATGGTTTGAGGCGCAAGAATTTTCTACGGCATTTGGTAAGCGGACAGTTACACAGCAAGAATACATGTCGCTGGCCTATGGCACCACGGAGGCATCGTCTGTTGGCAGCGACCAAGGTAGCACCATCCTTAATGCCGCCTACACGTCCAAATGGGGCGTCATGCAGTCGGCTGGCGTGCTGTATGTGTGGGGGCGCGACCGTGGTGGGCCGTTCGCTAGTGCGGCATGGAACGCCAACACGGAAGGCCGTGGCTCGGAGAACAACGCGCCCAACTCTGCGCGATTTGGCGGCGCCTGGATCAACGGCTCGAACTCCGGTTCGCGCTGCTCGAACTGGAGCATCGCTGCCTCGGTCTCGGGCAGCAGCGGCGGGTCGCGCTTTGTCTGCTCGCATTACCAATCCGACTAATAGTGTGTTATACTAGCGAAACCCTAATTACAAAGGAGAGTAGCTATGTTTAAAGATGTTGCAGGATATGAAGGACTATATGCCGTGAACGAGATTGGCGAAGTTTTTAGTTACGAAAAAACATCACCTATTGGTTTGAATGGCGGGGTGGTTAAGCGTGGCGGGCACGTTCTTAAAACCTATGCATTAAAGCGTACTACTCATCAACGTGTAATTTTGTACAAAGACGGCAAGCGCAAACAACACTTTGTCCACCGCCTAGTCGCTCAAGCATTTATTCCAAACTCAAACAATTTGCCCTTTATTAACCACAAAGACTGCAACCCTGAAAACAATCACGCCTCAAATCTTGAGTGGTGTAGCGCACAGCAAAACTCAATTCACGCCTACCAAAACGGACGATGGATACCACCGAACCAGAAGGGCGCAAAGAACGCCAATTCCAAGCTAACTGAAAAAGACGTGATTGAGATACGCAAAATGCATGGTAAAGTCAAAAATTGCGCTGAGATTGCAAGACGCTTTTCTGTTAACCCAAAGACTATCAACATGATTGTGCGTGGCACACGGTGGCAAAACGTAAAGGAATACTCACATGGCATCACTGCATAAAACTATCATAAACACCCGGGCTGATTTGGATGCCATTGCTGGCACGCCTGAGCACGCTGAATTTATGACCTTTCTTAAAGGCTCTATAACGCGCAAGCAAGACGTAGCTGTGCGACCTGATAGCTACGGACAACCAGACTACGAAGGCGACATCATTCCCCCTGTTTGGGAGGATGTTGAGGACTTATCAACAATTACAGCTTTTGAATTTGCAAAGTCTGATTTATTGTGAGTAAAATTAAAGCGACACCATATATTAAAAGCTCGGAGCAAAAATGGAACGCAACGTCGAGACAGCGCACAGTCGCATTGACGCCCTGGAAAAAGAGGTCATTGCAATTAAGACCGAGGTGCGTATCCAGTTTAAGGATTTGTTCGGTCGTGTGAAGCGGCTGGAGACAATCCTGCTTACGGCGACCGGCACAATCATGGTTCTATTACTGACAGTATTGTCAAAGATGAACTAGCGTGCTTGCTGAACTGGCTATTGCCAACGCAGCCTTTGCTGTCATAAAAGAAACCATTGCCAACGGTGGCGACATCATGTCGGCAGGTCAGCACATCTTTAAGTTCTTTGATTCCAAATCAGAGATTTCCAAGAAGGCAAGCGGCTCAGGCTCAGACTCAGAAGCATTCTTTGCGCTTGAACAAATTAAGCAGCACGAGATACAGCTGAAAGAGTTGATGATATATCAAGGGCGTGGTGGCCTTTGGGATGAGTGGCTTGCATTCCAAGTGGAAGCAAGAAAAAAACGAGAGGCAGAAGCGCGTTCAATAGTGCTTAAGAAGCGCAGGCGCATACAAGCCATTAAAGGCGTGCTGACGGGCGTGGCGGTGTTTCTGCTAGGGGTAACAGGCATCGGCGTTGTTTTGCTGCTTGTATGGTTTGTGGTAACTAAAGGCGGGCAACAATGAACGAACTATTGGGATTACTTAAAAATGCAGCGCCTGCAATTGCCACTGCGCTTGGCGGGCCTTTGGGTGGCATGGCAGTTAGTGCGTTGGCTGCCAAGTTTGGGGTGGCTGACGAGTTGGAAGCGGTCACGGCGGCGATTAAAGCAGACCCAGAGGCGACAATAAAGTTGCGGGAACTGGAACAAGCGCGATTCCAAGCTGTGTTAGCTGACAAAGCCTCTGCGCGAGCGCGTGAGGTGGCAATAACAAATAGCGCTAACGCACCACTGCTTAATAAAATTGTCACACCGGCTTTGGCGCTTGGGGTTGTTGGTCTGTCGTTTGCTCTGTTTGCTGTGCTTATCTTTGTCGAAGTAAAGACAGAAGCTAAAGACATCTTGATTTACATTCTTGGCGTACTATCTGCCGCTGTAACACAAATTCTGTCGTACTATTTTGGCTCAAGCCAAGGCAGTAAAGACAAAGAGGAAAAGTTATCAGGTTTTATGTCAAACAAGGAGTAAATCATGGTTTGGTTGCCCGTTTCGTTTATTTGTTTGTACGGCGGCGCTTGCGGATTTGAAAGCGGCAGATTGTCTGTTTCTATTGAACAGTGCGAAGCCCAGAATTTTCAAGTTAGACGTAAGCTAGCAACGAACACTGAAGTTGCTGCGTTTGATATGACTTGCATTGAAATAAAACCAAAGGCGGCTGACTCACTATGAATTACAAAGAATCCCTGGCGCACATACTTAAACATGAGGGCGGTTGGGTAAATGACCCAAGAGACACAGGCGGTGAGACAAATTTAGGTGTTACAAAAGCTGTCTGGGAGGAGTGGCTGGGTCACGCAGTAAAAGACGACAGTATGAAGTCGATGACGCAACTGGACGTTGAGCCGCTTTACAAGCGAAAATACTGGGACAGAGTAAAAGCCGATGAGTTACCAGACGGATTGAACTATTGTGTCTTTGATGCAGCCATAAATAGTGGCACAGGACGCGCTGCAAAGTGGCTACAAGAGTCTGCTGGCGCAATCCCTGATGGAGCTATTGGCCCAAACACTTTAAGCGCTGTAGCGGCTCATACGCCAGCCGAGCTAATCAACATATACTGCGACAAACGACAGAAATTTCTGGAGTCGCTAAGTAATTTTGACAGATTTGGCAAGGGTTGGACGCGCAGGGTTGCCGAGGTTAGAAAATTATCTTTAGATTCCGTTAAGCGATGAGGTATTCGCCTTAGCGTAAACAAACGGGATTTTAAATGGCTTTATCAAAAGTAACTGACGAAGAATTTATTGAGCTGATGACTTCGCATAAAAGCGTTACAAAAGTTGCTTTGATTGTCGGTATGAGTGTCGCGCAAGCAAATAAACGTAGGCGAAACATTGAACGCAAGCACAGCATACAACTTGTGGCCACGCCGTATCACAACACGCATTATGGCCAAGCGAACTCAGTCTATACATCCCCAACAGTAATAAATTTAGGAATGTTAAATGGGACTGTAATAGTCTTCAGTGATGCGCATTTTTGGCCTAGCCGTCGAACAACAGCTTTCAAGGCTTTGTTGTGGCTTATTGAAGAGCTAAAACCCTCCGTAGTGGTAAATAATGGTGACGCTTTTGATGGGGCCAGTATCAGCAGGCATCCTGCAAATGGGTGGGAAAAAACACCGTCTGTTTTAGAAGAGCTTAAAGCATGCGAAATGTTTTTGGGCGAAATTGATGACGCGGCTAAACTTGCAAATCCCAAGTGCAAACTAATCTGGACGCTTGGAAACCATGATGCTCGCATGAATATGCGCCTGGCGGCAATGGCTCCAGAGTTTATCGGTGTCAAAGGGTTTAATCTAATTGACCATTTTGAGGATTGGCAACATACGACAAGTTGTTTTTTAAATGACAAAGTGATGGTCAAGCATCGATGGAAGGGCGGCATACACGCGACTCACAACAACACAATGGGAAGCGGTGTAAGCATTGTTACAGGCCACCTTCATAGCCTAAAAGCCTCCGCTTGGACTGATTACAACGGGACGAGGTGGGGGGTTGACACTGGAACATTATCGCAACCGTTTGCTCCTCAATTTGCCTATGCGGAAGACAACCCAAGGAATTGGCGAGCTGGGTTTGCTGTTTTAAATTTGCGTGACGGCAGTCTAATTTCTCCAGAAATTTGCATGGTTAACGACAAAAACCCTGATTGTGTTGAGTGGCGGGGCGAGTTGTGGAACGTATCAGCTTTTTAAATGCCTCTAGCGTTGTGAATCTGTGCAAGTTCGCGCACTCATAGCGTCTGTATGTTTCGTTGTTCGGGCGCTGTCTCGTCTCTTTAACAGCCGCCCAAGCCCCGCATTCTGGGCATTTCATCTTGCGCCACAATCTATAAGCCTTGAAGCTAAGTTAAACACGGTCGTGCCTTGCATCCGCCTTTTTTTGCTATCTCGGTATTTCTTTGCAATAGCTTTAGCGTTGGACTTAGGCTTGGCTCTACACGTGTCATCACCAAGCCGGTAGACGGGTCTAGGATAGCGTCTATCGCCTTCATTGTCATATACATATCTAACAATATGCGCTCTCTTTAACCCATCATTTGTTCGTCTTTTTAGCTTACTTAAAGCGGCATGAGCATCAAACCTCGTCACGTCTAATATTTCTGCAACTTCAGCGCCTGACAACTCACCAAATTCTTCAAGCGTGGCAATTACACGATTAATCATCACGCCGTGTCCCAATGGCGTCATACTTCCAACCATTCAGTCAAACGTTGCCACGCGGTTTTTGGCTTGGCCAGTAACGCTGTCTGCAAAAGCATCATGTCACGGCCAATATCCGCAGGTCGTACTGGCG